CTGGCACCAATCGCAATATTGCGACGGTTGAGGGTCGTTTGACCCATACCAGCTGCAGCAAAATCACCAATGAAGATAGATCCGTCTGCACTGCTAAGACCTACAGCAGTGTCACGACCAATCTTAATAATATCATTGGCAAATGTAACTTGATTGCTGAACGAACCAACGCCAGTAATCTCTACATTATTTGCAGTAAGTGCATGTCCTACATTTACTTCGTAGTAATCAGCACTTGTACCACTCAGAGTGGTTACAATACCTGTATTTGCAAACAGATTGGGAATATCGCCCTTCGTGAAAGCTGCATCTGTTACAACCAAAGTTGCAGCAGTTGCTACGCCAGTAACATTCCAGTTTCTAGCATTTGCCTCGTCATAAACAAGGTCACCAGTTACATTAAGGTTACCACCAACATTGAAGTTGCCAGCAACTGTACCAACACCTGCAGTGTAGAAATCATCTACAACTGTCCAGGAAGCAACTCGTCCTTGATCATCAAGAATAAGGACTTTAGATGCTTGAGGTTTGCCGTAATCGGCTGGATTGTCATTAAAAAGACTGGTATAGTATTCACCACCAATAGGAATTGGTGCTGAACCAGGACCAGCAGGGTTACCAATATATAATTTCTTATACGACTTGCCAGCACCAACATCACTGGTGTCGTAAGTGTAAATTAATTCACCGAACGATACGCCAGTACCAACGGGTGCAATGTTCGGTGGAGAGGTGCCAAGTGTCCTTTTGAGAAGAATCGTTGCGGACATTAGAAGACACCTCCGTCAATAATGGCAGCGGGGAAATTTTTAGTTGTTTTGAACGCATTAGTCGCCGCTTCATAAACCAAAATGCTACCGTCTTCCAGATTAGTTGCGTTAACATCTGAAAGCAATGTCAGTCTACCGCCTGATCCCCCGCCGAGAGAACCACTGGCGATGACTTTTACTTGATTGGAGGTGCCTATTCTGAGTTGAGATGGCATTATCGTGTTACTCCTGCTCTAACTACGACCATTCCTTCAACGACCTTATATTTAAAGCCCCCAGAGTCTTCAAGAGTTACATCATATACATATCGTCCAGGTTTAATATCCGATGTTAAAGTCGAAGCCAATGATATTTGGATTTGACCTAATTCAGCGTCGGTTACTGTAGATGCAAAAGACACTGCAGTCGAACTTCCCGCCCATTTTCTCATTTGAGATCTGGCGGTATAGTTGTTCAGATTCAGGTAGGTGCCTGTATCATTGTCACCCAAACTGAAACCGTGTTGGAAATCAACACCAGTATCAAGTTGGAGATTGGCGATGTAGACTGCCATCCTTTGATATCACGGGTATCCTATTAGGTATTTAGTTTCCTTAACTCCTGTAATACTTGTTGCATAGTATTCTTAACCTCAGCGATCTCGGCTCTAAGCAACTCCATCTCAGATTGCTCTTGTACGCTTGAGATTCCCTCACCAAATCCATGGTATCTAAGAAATTCAGAATGTGGATCTCTACTCATAACTTCTCAATAATTACTTTAAGCATGTCCTTAATTTCACCGACCTCACTCTTAAGTTTTTCAATTTCGTTTCTTTCAGACAGCTTTACTTGTTTCTGTCTCATATAAGCTTGATAGGAGGAGCTATCGTTATTAAGGATAGCTCCTGTTTGTTTGTCACGGACGAGGTTATCATGACCTTCGACTTTAATGTATTGTGTCATGCGATGGCAAGTGCTCTCAGGTTTTTCAAAATTGGATACTCTGCTTGATTAGTTCCGTTGATTGCAATTTTAATTTGGAATCCAGTGAAACTAGGAAGATTGTCAATGGAGTATTCATACTCTTTATATTGAGTTGGATCAGCAGTTGTCTCACTATCAGGTAGACCTGTATTAGCACTAGGATCAATTACCTTATCACCGAATCCAGATCCATCAGTATCCACAAGATTCGGATATCCAGGGAACAATTCAAATGTAGGAACAGAACTGCTGTCAGATGTGAGGAGAGAGTAAGAAACTCTAAACTCAGCAGAAGCAGGTCTCCGAGCATCGAACAGAACCTTCAGAGAGGTTGCAGGATTCTTAATGTAGATTGGGTTCGACATGTAGTAAGAACTATGCGGATCATTGAATCTAGCATTTGCTCTAGGATCGGTAACATAGTTATCAATCGGTTTGTTGAGTCTATTCTCTAACAACTGAGCTTCAACAGTCTCAAGATCAATACAAGGTGAGTTGTAATCATCTTCCTCATTCTCAAGTTCCAGTTCAATGGTAAAGGACTTGCCTCTTTCAAGATCTGCAGTGTTTTCTTTTTCGTTGACAGCAGATGCAATCAATCTAACACTAGTAAGCTCGTTATCTCTATTGAGATCGATTTCTTCAAGACCTTGATCGATGAAGGATACCTCACCACCAGACGCAGAAGACCCGCTGACGCTTCGTATCTGTGCTGTGATGAAATCCGTACCACCGAAGGTAGACGCTCTGATAAGAGGTCTTATGCTGTCATACAGATAGTTCTTGGTAGAGTGTACTCTCTCACCACCACCTGAAGATGACTCAGTAAAGGACAACTGCGGGAAGTCATTTACAGTATCATCAGAATTTCTGCTAGTTCCACGATCAATCTTGACATAGTAACTATCAGGTTGAACACCATCAGTAATAACATCATGCTCAGCATTAATTCTTCTCAGAGAAACACCAAACAGTTCATACTTAGCAATGGCAGTATCCTTCTTGTGGTTCAGAGCTGTAGTAGAATCTGTACCTCTAGTAACACCACCAATACTTGTCATTCCAACTTGAGTGTAGGAAATGATTTCACTTCCACCAAGAAGTGCATATCCAGTATTTGCAGCACTAACTGCAACACCCTCAAAGTTTTCAAAGACTTCGGTAGAAGCAACAGAAATGGTTGTCTCACTAGCAAGAGTCTCAACACTAAGTTCAGTAGGAACTGTGGAAGGAATAGCACCTTCAATGAGAACCTTGTTGTTTACACCATACATGCCATGATCAAGTTGCTCTACAAGGAAGTATTCTCCAGTGAAGAACGATCCTTCATCTTGATATGAAAGAATATCAAGAGTAGTATTGATAATAGATCCAGAATCATGATGATACTGTAGCTTGTTAGTTCCAGATGTTGTATCAAACTCTTCAGCTTGAACATCAGTCAGATACAGAGTATCAATACCATTGATAGTGTTAATACCGATACGAACTCCTGAACCACCACCAGCTGTGCCAGCAGTTACGATACCCACAACATCACCAACCTTATATCCTGTGCCAGACGCAACAACTGTAGCAGCAGTAATTGCAGATTGACCAGCAGATACGGTGACATTAAGAGTCAGTCCAGATCCTTCACCAGTGATGTTATATGTGCTTACAGGGTTTGTAGGTGTTCCATATGCCTTACCGCCAGTAAGAATACCAACAGTGCCATCAACAGGACCGCCCTTGGCATCAATATAACCGTAACGGAAGTTCTCAATGGTTTCTGTAATCTTTCTACCTTCAGCAAATACAGTTCCAATAATGCCAGCGTCTGTAGTAGTTTGAATACCCAGTGTAGCTAACTTAGGAATTGATGTGATTGGGTGGAAATTCAGAGTATCGAGATAACCATTATTAGGTCTAATCGGAGGGTTGTGGAAGGTTACAGTACCAGTGGAACTTGTAAACTTCGCTCTATACATTTTGAAGGTAAGATCTTCAAACTGTGTAGGAGTCCAAGTAGAACCATTTTGAGACTTGAATAGAGAACCCAATGCCCACTGCTGTGAGTAGATTCTGCCCTGTGCCTCAGGTAATGTTTGAGTATTAAGAGCCTTCTGACCCATCTCGCCACAGAAACATTCATATTCATCACTCTCAGACAAGAGAACGATTGCATATTGAGTTGTGGGTTCGAGATAAACTGGAGACTTGAACTTGATATTCGTAGCAACAGTTCCATCCTCAGATGTCTTAACATCATTCGGACGAAGAGTTACAGTCGCGTGCTTATCTACCATATCCAAAGTAGGCAGACCAAGTTCTACTGTTCTAATCTCGCATGTTACTGGAGTTGTGCCCGTAGACTTCGTTTTAAAGAATACATCAATAGAGGTAATCCACGCACCCTCAGGTCCTACCAGGAATGATTGTGCTAACGGGTCTCTATTTCTTCTTCTCCGCCTTCTCCGCCTTCTCCTACGCCGAATTCTCCTGCGTAAGTTACGAGTTCTTCTTCTGTTATTTCTAGCCCGTCTACGAATACGACGGATTTGACGCCTAACTCTTCTAGAGGTGTTCCTACGACGAGGTACTGGAGCTGGCGGCGGTGCTGGCGGCGGTGGTGGAGGTGGCGGCGGCACAGAAATGCTAAGGTTAATCGTAGACAGATTAGTGACCGTAGTCGTTTCAAGAGTTGTAACTCTAATATCTGTCTGAATAACTCTTGTCGTACCAGTTGCAAGATATCTACCAATAGCAGTAGAAATTGAAGTCTCGCCAATAACTGGAGTAGCGTTGCTCTGACTAGATGTAAGCTTAAATTCTCTATTACCAGATCTAATTCTTACGGTTGGTGCGGGAGTCTGGTTGGGGTCTTGAATGAAGATGGAACCAAGAAGATCACCAAAGTCGTCCGATACTAAGTTAAGAGCTGATACAGTTGCCTGAGCACCACTGCTAACACCTCTAAGAACCATACCCTCTTCAGCAAAACCAAAGAATGCACCTTGAGCTGCCTCTGCTAATGCTGCAGTGTCTACATTCAGAACTGTAGATGCCTGTGAATAACCATTAGGAAGAGGTACAGTTGAGTCATAAGGATTAACTAAGAAGGTCTCAGAAGGATTGTTAAACGCACCTGCCTTATGATTTGGTGTGCAGAGTCTAAATTCAAAAACAGTATCAGTGCCATTGACAGCAGTTCCTCTTACAGTTTCACCAACAGTGAATGAACCAGAAACATCTCTGACCTGAAGTAGTTTAGGAACAACATCAATTCCGCCCTGATTATCGAAGAAGGGGAAGTATGTAGTTGTAGGTTTCAGACCAATAGATCTAAAGTCAATATTTCTAGAACGGCAGAATGGATCAAAGTTTTCAGCAGCGATAAATGTATTCTCTGATCTGATGTCATCTCTCTGAACTGTTCTACCAATTTCTCTGGTTGTAGTGCTAGCTCTACCGCCTAATGATGCACCTTGAGTTACGGAGAGATTAGCAGTTACCTGGTTATTGAAAACCGTAATACCAATAGTATCTCTAATAGTATTTTGAGTTCTCTGTGTATTGATCCAGTTATCAACAGAAGGAGTTAACTCAATAGTACCTGTATAAGATACAACATGGAAGGGGTTAACATTGTTTACCTTTGTAGCAAACTCCTGTTCAAGGTATACTTCTTCCTCATACTTCAGCGTGACCAGACTACCAGTCTTTTGAGTATTCTCAGAGTCTAAGAGTTCAAAGTCAGTGTTGAAATCAATTTGCTCAGCAGGCAAATTAACAGAACCAGCAAGTTGTAAATTAATAGTATCAAGAGTTCTCAGAGGTCTGAGTTCATTCAAGTCAGTATCAATATCAACAGGAGCAGATGGGTGGATGAAAGACTCATCTTTAAAACTATCTACAAAGAAACCAGACTTAAATCTGTCTAATCCATTTGCATCCTTAACTTGGATAGACTCAACAGATCTCTCCAGAAGAGATAGTGTAGTAACTTCTTCAAGGTTTGCTACTCTCTTCGCGATATTGTCAATATCGCGCATTGTATAACGCTTATTCTCCTTATGATAAACTCTAGCTTCTGATACATCTCTAAGATATGCAGGAAGCAAGATTGTTGCAACCTCCATTGACCTTTCAGGTGGATTGGGTGCAATAGGAGCTCTTGCTGGTCTACCTCTTACCAGATTAAATTCATCAGTACCAGCTTCAATAACTAACTTATCAATTCTTGAGAGGTAGAATGAATAATCAAAAATACAGCTTCCATTAGGTGTCAGAATTCTATCTGGTTTTCCAGAAAAATCTCTTGCTGTATAGAAGAATGGAGAAACGGTAGCAGTGCTTGGATCAAATGTATCAACTCTCGGTCTAAAATCAAGAACATCATGAGCAAAGATTTGACTTGGACCAATTTGAGGGATATCGTCTTTATATCTCTCTTCATTATAACTGTTGACAGTAAATACATCACCAGTATCGGACGCTGGAACTTCAAATCTATTGAAGATGATCAGTAACTGCTTGGAAGGAGTATATCCCCCAGAGTTTTTGGTAATTCTAGAATAGTCATAATATTGATTTTCTTGACCCTTATCAAGAATATAGTTAGATGTGATATTTCTGTACTTACCAGGAGTAAGAGCTTGACATACAGCAGATGTGTTCGACTCTCTAAATGTCAGATTCTCTAGAACATTAAATCTGTCATTGTTCTTGTAAACAACACTGATTTGATTACTTCCAGAATCAATAGAAACTACAGTGGCAAGTGCCTTGCTAGTTTCGCCAAAGATTAACTCACCAACAATAGCTGTGTTAAAGATATCGTCAGTAGATGTAAATGTAAGTTTATCTAAGATAGGAGCGTTGAGATCAAGAGATTCATATACTGCTACGATATTAGCAACATCAGGATAGTTAAGACAAATTTCTCTATCTTGAACTCTAATACCATACAAATTACTATGGTTCAAACCATCATTAACACTGGTTTGAATACCAACACCAGATCTAAGATTAGTTGATCTAGTGATAGCAGTTTGAGTGCATCTAATATAATCTTTTACCTTGTTCTTAATTACCTGCTTTTCAACTACAACATTTACTGTTACATTACTCTGACTAAACGCGAGACCTGTAATAGTAAGTTGAGTTCCATTGGTAATTGTGACTTGAGACGAATCAATAGTCGCAATAGTTCCGTTGCTGTAAACTACTTGATAATCTTCTTGATCAAACGGTACAAATACTACATCATCAAGATCTACAGAACTAATTGAGACAACCAATACACCAGTGGCACTGGTTGTTTCGTTCCTAACCTGAGCACTGAGGCGAAGTGTAGAATCTGTAAAGTCTACATTCTCAACGAGAGAATCGGGAATAGGAGCAATGAGAGAACTATTGACCAGAGAAACATCTTGCTGTCCTCTGAAAATTCTTCCAGTAAAGTTTTTAACACCGCCATCAAATAGATCAGAGACCGTTGTCATGGCACCGACTCTCATCGATGCACCATTTGCCTCAACATCACGAACAACATTTCTAGTAAGAACTGATGTATTGACACCAGCTCTTGTGTTGGGTGCCTCAAAGATAACAACATCACCAGGTTTGAAGGCTCTAAAGTCAACATTAGAACCCGAGGTTACCTTACCGTCAGATTGATCAACCTTAACTTCAGCGTCTCCAATAGAGGCAACTGGTCTCTTCGTCAGTTTCTTCTGGCAATCAAAATTACCAGGATCTTGATCAAAGCTATAGACATCGTTGATGCCATAGCGAGTTGATCCCTCTACAGTTCTAGAGATATCTTCTCTACCATTAATTTTTACTTTTTCACCTGCAATAAAGGTGCCAGAGACCTGTGTGATATTAATCGTGCTGCTACCTGCACCTGCAGCTACAGCATAACCAGATGCACCACTCTCTACACCTTCAATGTAGGAAGAGAGAATCATTTCAGTGGCACTGACATTCTCATTGAGTTGTAGTTCAGTATATGTCTGGATATCATACAAATACAGATTCCAATCTGTACCGTCATTCTCATAAGCGGAATCTTTCAGACCAAAGTTATAGATTTTTGCATCACCAATCTTGGTCGCGGTGCCAGGTGCCAGATGGCTTACACCATTGTTAGGACCACTGTATAAATCAATTCTATTTGTAAGAGTGGCAACACCAACTACATCATTGACAACAAACTTGTTGCCCATTTCAAAGATGAATTGAGACCCAGTAACATCCTCAACATCTCTTGGTTTATCAAAATCAATGATGGTTGGACTTGGTTTATCTACATCATATCCATAGACATATGCTTTACCAGAACTAATCTTCAAACAAGCTAGATCTTCACCAGGTTCGTTACCATCGAATGTGGTTTGATCATCAAAATATACACCCTCATTACCCTCTCTATCATTCAAGCAATCAGCAATAGCACACTTGAAGGATTCTACAGTATAGTTTCCAGACTCATCATATGTTCTTTTTGCAAGATAATCTCTAATTCTATTGTATTCAGTATCTATCTTAAGATTAAAGGTTTCGCCATCTTTGACTCGTACAATTTCTACGAAATCAGTATCATCAAATTCACCAAGATCTTTGGTGAACAACTCTAACTCAATTTTAAATCTATCTGCACCAGGAGCTGCAAAGTTTGAGAAACCTTTTGCGTTATCGTAAAGAGTTTCATCTGCCTTAGCAGATACTGTAGACTCTACAACTCTAAGACCAATTCTTTTAGATGGATCGGGATTGTACTGATCTAAAATAATTGTTTGCTTATTTACTCTAACAAAGTGACCTCTGATAAAGTAGATACCATCATCAACCGAAGCTGCAGATCCAGTAAGACATGAATCAATACTAATTGTAGACGCAAAGGTAGAACCAGCGTTGATTGTTGTATTTCCGTAAGTAACAGGTTCTTCAGCAATAAGAATTTCGGAATTATCAAAGAAAGAAAAATCGCCGCTGCTACTTGAATTGATATATTTTACATATAATGTGTCGTAATCCTTATCAGATTGCGCTGCTGTAATATAATTTACAACCTTAGCAGTAACTCCAGTGCTTTGACCTCTGATTCTAGTGCCAACAAAAGACTGGGCATAAACGCCAACATCAATACCAAGGTGCGTAGGATTAATTTGAACAGCAAAATATTGCGGGTCAAATGTAACACCACCAGGGACCACCATGGATCCCTCTTTGAACATATGCGTTCCAAAAGATTCTACTTGGTTCTGTAGAATCGACTGCAATGTCGATAATTCCCTAGCCTGAACAGGAAACCCAGGTTTGAACAGAACTCTGTGATACCCCTTTGTGGGATCAAAGTCGTCATAATATGGGCTGACATTTAAGTTAGTCTGTTGTGGCATCTTCTTAGAATTCTAAAACAATTTTAATGTCTTCTTTTTGACGCTCATTTCTAGAAATAGACGGTCTATTGTCTAGGTAAATAATTTCGCCAGTCCTCTTATTTAGTTCAGGACCAGCAAGACCATTGGTGTAAGACACACCTAGATCAACAACTTTACCAGATGGAGTAACAGTAGAGATGCCAGTAAATCCAGAATCAATGGTTACACTAAATGATCCAGAGGTAACTGCATCAGCACCTGCAGTGAAAGGAACAACCTTGGCATCGAGGTTAACACCAATATTGTCCGTTTGATCATACTTATCAGGATGCAAATAAAGATTTCTGTCAGAGAAATACTTAATTACTTTAGTAGAAGTGTCATATGATGCGACATACCCTCTTGCAGTTCCTACACCAGGTACATTTTGTGTAATTTCACTACCAATCGCAAGAGTCTGTGTAATATCTCCTGTAAATTTCAAAGCACTAGCAGCAGTAAACTCAGAGGTATTCAAAAGAGCGGTAGAACCAGCACCAGCTGATACTGGGTTTTTGACAAGACCTACCTGAGCAAATACTGTATCTGAAATAAAGTCATAACTGGAATTATCAAATCTAGTGTAGATTAGAACTTTATCTGTACCCAACTCTTTATAAAGATCATATCCATGACCTCTAGAAGGAGGAATGATTGGAGCCAGTCTTGCAAATTTAGTAGCAGTTCCGTTAATAGAAGACAGATCAACTCTACCAAAACTATATCCTTGACCACCCGCAGTTACTTTTGCGGAAATAATTTGTCCAGCTGTATTTGTCTGGACTCTGACTTTGCCGCCAGTGCCGTCTCCTAAGATATCGACTTCAATCGGAGATGCTAAGAATGCATAACCAGCACCTTGTTCATCAATAGAAACTACTTTAATTTGATTATTATTTACTGTTGAGTCTCCATTATCTCTAACAACCTTAATTTCATTTTCTGTGGATGTGCTCCATTGATTGGGCACAGCTACATATTCGGTTGAGTCAAATTTGACGATATCAGCGGGAGGAACAGTAAAGAGGTATTTCCATAGATAACCGTCACCACTCGTCCCAGCAGCGGATGGTTCCAAATCAGTAAATGTTGGTTCATCCAGTGATGCTCCCGCGATGGAGTTAATACCAGCTGCACCATTATCAATACAAATATAGACTCGGAAGTCTTTATTCATTACATAGTAGTTCGCAGAATATAATCTACTAGAGTTGGAAACCAGAGATCTATTGTTTGTATCATAGTCATGTCGGTACATATCATATGATGTACCTTTTGTCCACTGAGTTTTACGAACTAGTCTACGAACATCGCCAGGAAGAACTTTTCTTCCAAATAGCATAGTATCGTATACATGGTTACTGTAACTGATACTATCTACTGGAGATGGTGGTTGAATAGTCGTACTATTCCAAGTACTAGTTCTACCGTATCCTGCAATTGTAGGATTCGCTAGACTCAGAAATGTGTAGTAGGAATTATCGCCACTAATAACGGATTCAACAAAATTGTTGGCATTAATAATCCTAAATTGGTCGGTAATGATTGCAGCCATTATTAATAAGCAATAAGAATCCTGGTTTTTTTCTATTTATAACCGCTTCGGCAGGGCTCCAGTCTCCCGTAAACCAACGCCTCTACGCTGAACTATTGGATAGTTATCAAGATCATCAGTATAAGTGAATCCAGACACTCCAAACGATACTGGATTAGCCTCTCGACTGAATCCAGAGAATTTGCCCCAAGTCAGGTGACAGTAAGGAACTGCTGTGGATCCGATTCCAACAAAATCACTTACATCAGTATAAGATGCGATGTTCGCAGTAATGATTCCATTTCTACCACCATTCTTAAATGAGATAGCAGATGTTTGGTAAATGTTATCACCATAGAAAGTGCTGATTGAAACAATTCTGCTGTCATGATCAAAGATGCTAGTTACAGCAGCACCAAGCGTATTGATGCCCGTGCCATACAGCTTGAACGGCATGTCAGTCACAAATCCAGAAACATTGGCAGTATTGTTGACAAGATCAGCAATATCAAAGTCAATCTTCAATGCAAGGTCAGTACCAATACCAGGACAGGTAGAAATGCCAGTAACAACACCAATGTAACCTTGGATATTTGCATTAAGAATAGGAACACCAGTCAAGTTTTCGGCATTGACTCCAGTTTGTGCAGTTGTGCCAAAACCAACTTCTGCAAAAGCAAATAGACCCATAGCGTCTGCTGACAGAGCATCTGTGGTTCCCCTAAACAATGCAGTGGAATCAACAAATACTTCGGCATCGGTAGCTCTAAAGTCACCGATAATATGTGCATAAGGCATAATTAGAGCTTCAATAGAATCTCTAGCTTTGGTGACTAAAGATCCTTCAATGATGTAATCTCTCTTCTGTTTATTCCAAGTTACTGGTTTAAATACATCATTACTAATACCAACACCCTGATAGAAGGGAGTTTCCAGAGTAGCAGCACTATCAATTCTAGTTACAATTCTTTCACGCTCTTGAGCACCACTTCTGCTATCTTGTGGAACTCTATTAAATTCAACATCAGTACTCTTATTAATCTTCAGATTATCACCAACTTTGACATTTTCTTTAACATCAAAGATGAAACTATCTTGTCCAATAGTTCCTCTGTAGAAGAAGATGACAACATTATCTTCTTCTGTAGGAGCAGTAGTAAACTCCAATACAGAACCACCAGTAAAATCATAATTCTTACCAGGTTCTTGGATGACACCATTGATAAAGACAAGAAGAACCGTAGAAAGATCAATCTCCTTAGAGTCTAAATCATTGAGATCTGTTTCAAAACTAACCAGGTTTCTTTCATAATAAAGTGGGAATCTCTTTCTGCTGCCATCCTGTTCGGACTTAATACTATCAATATAATCAATATTACCAAACTGCCAAGATGCGATCTGGTCAGTAAAGACAGAAACTACCTCAATCTCGAATTCTTGGAAGTCATCGCCAGCGTTAGGATCAGTAGACAAACCAGCTACTGTAAACTTATCGCCACGCTTAAATCCATAACCCTTCTTACTGAATTCAAATTCTTTGACTTCAAAGAGTGTGGATCCAATACCAGTAGCAGTGCTTACTCCAAGAACCTGAACGCTAATAGATGCACCAACACCAGTTGTGGTAGTGTTGCCCAATCCAATCCTAGATATGCCAACAATAGGCATATTCTCACCGTTGGGTTCTGGTGGTAAAGCAGTTGCGTTTACATAGTTACTACCGCCATCATTGACAGTAAAGATCAGAGTTCCGCCTGCACCAACAACTGCGCTGATATCAGCTCCAGTTCCAGCACCACCACCAACACCAATATTAACTGCGATTGTATTAGTGGTTACAGCATTAATCGATGTAAAGATGCCAGCAACAGGATCTGTAGGTCTTGGATACAGGTGCTCTCCAAGATAATTATCTCTAGAGCACTTAAATCCAATAGAATCAGTTGCGATAGCAACAGTGTTGCTGGTTGTCAAACCATGGTTAGGAATTGTAAGAATTAGATTACCAGTTGTAGATGCATAACTTGCAGTGGTTGCAGTATAAGCAGAACCAGTATTAGCAGTAATAGAACCTAAACCAGCTGATGAGAATGTATGAGCATACTCATAATCAGTGACTGCAATACCAATAGTTCCAAGACCCGTCTGATAACCAGATCCAAATGACAGAGCATAATATTGTGCAACTGTGCCACCACTTACATAATTGTGTGGAATAGTCGAAGGACCAACCAGTGTCTTAAATGTTCTTGCGGAAATAATTCCAGTAACAGGAAGCGAGTCTTCGTAGTCTGGGAAGAAACTGGTGGTAATGCCCTGATAATTTAGAGTCTTAATCGCATTTGTAGTTGCACTGATAAATGTATGTACAGACTGAGGTAGAGACTGAACTGCACTAGTGGCAGCAGAGACAAATGTATGTGCTGATGTTCCTGTTCCACCTGTACCAACATTCAGCTCAATTGTTCCTGTTTGCTTGACTAATGCACCAGAAGCAGCAGCAATGAAGGTGTGATCATATCTTTCATTAACAGGAGACGCGCCTACATCAATAGAGAATGTATTTGCATCTGTGCTTGCAACTGCTACCCACTTACCATTAACTTGATCAGTAGATCTTGGATATGTGTGATTGGTTGCATTACCATCCTTAGTACATGTGAATGTTAAAGAATTACCCTGAATCTGTACTCTATTGCCAACCATCAGGTTATGACCTGCAGAAGTTGCTGTTAGGATACCTGCGGTTGGATCATATTGGGCAGCAGTAATATTTGCAGTTACCGTACCAATTGCAACAACATCAAGAGATGCTCCAGAAGCTGGATCGGTGGCACGAGGATATGTGTGGTTAGTAGCATTACCGTTTTGAGCACATGTAAATGTAAATGAGTTGTCTGGGATTACTACTCCCTTACCAACATACAAATCATGTGTGCCAATAGTAACAGTCATGATACCTACATTAGGATCATAATCTGCACCTGTGGGATTCCAATAAACATTAGTTCCAGCAGCACCTACATTAACTCTCAGAGTATTTGTAGTGACATTAGAGATTGTCAAATACTCACCGTTGATTGGGTCAGTAGAACGAGGATATGTTTTGTTACCCGTGCCCATCGCGCAACTGAATGTGAGACTATCAGTGTCGATAGAGATTGCATCACCATTTACTAAACCATGAGCAGATGGGAATGTAATAGTCGTAATACCTGTAGCTGGATTATATGCAACACCACTAGGAGTTCCGACATCATTCTTAGGACATGCAAACTTAAGTCTATCCAACTTCATTTGGTCTTCAAGTCTAAGACCATGACTCTTGAGAGTAGAAACAGTCAAGATACCTGTCTTATTATCATATTGTGCATCAACAATATCGTAAGAGATGCCTGTCGTAGGAACGCCTACAACGCCCGTAATAGAGTTTCCAGCACCAATCTCTAGTTTGACCCTAGCACCAGCAAACGGAGCGTATCCACGACCAGGTGTAGACGCCAGAGAGACAATGATACCGCCCCTAGGAAGCTGGTTTTCATTAATATCCCCTTCATCAATAATTAGATCTGTATATCCAACTGAGGTGATACCAGTAAACTGGACACTTGCAATACCTCCTACTGTTTGTTCGATGATTTGGAAGTTATAAGATCCAGCATTGTTGAATCCAAACGGAGCTTGGAACATGCTGTTAACAAACAGAACGCCGTTACCACCAGTTGTACCAATACCAGTAACAGCAGCACCAGCAGAAGATAATGCAAATGTATTTTCTAGACCATCAAACTTGTCAGAAATGTCATCAAAGATTTGGTTAGTGTCGTAGTCTTGTCTGAGATAGGTTCTACCACCAAAAGATGCTCTAGGATATGGGAGATTACTAGGATCAGTCTGACCCAAGTCACCACCAAGAGGAGCTTCTGTAAAGTGAACATTACTATTAACAATCTGGAAAGATCCTCTATAGATTCTTCCCAATGTGCCTGCTGCGTGATCTGTCGCTGCTGATCCAACTGC